TTAGGAACAAATATAACTTGAGTATCTTTAACACCATCTAACCATTGGAAACTTCCTTGTGTTACTTGAGCACTGTTGTTAATATCTTCATTATAATCTACTTGTTCGTATATTTTAATTAAATTAAATAAAGATTCTTTTGTTTCATCTCGAAACGCATGTTTTTCTGTTCGTGGAAATTGTCTGTAGTATTCATTTAAAGCGTCTTGATCACTTTTTAATCCTTCAACTTCGTTGTCCCAATGTTCTATTACACCTATTTGAATATAATTACCATCTATGCCTTTTACAGGTGTTGATGGAGTATCAAAAACAGGATAACCATACTGATCAATAAATCCTTCATAATTCCACTCCATAGGTATGAACAACGAATACAAACCTTCTTTAGTTTGACCATTTCTATTTCTTTGTAAACAATCAGACCCTGCGTAGATATCTTTAAAGTTTTGTCCTCCTTTATCTAAAGCATTAGAAGTAGAACCCATCATACATTTACCTATAATTCTACTACCTAATCTTAAACAGGTTTTTGTTACTTTCCAATTATTTTTAATATTATCAGGTCTCTCCCATTTACCACTTTCATCGTGAGCTAATAGTTTTAGTTTTTCACCATCATAACTATTGTCTCCAGTATTTTTCCAATCTATAGTAGTATCTAATCCTTCTAATTCTCTAAGTTCTTCATTGATCTCCAACTTTCTACGTGTAAGTTTAGATGCGGATAGTTAACCGAGATTGGTACAACTTTATCTGTGAACATTTTTTTAGCATCTGCACCAGTCTTAGATAAAATCCCGTATCTACTGTCGGATGATATGGTTGCTTGATTAACCAATTCAGCTGACGACATAAATGAAAATCCTGACCGTCTGTTTTTAAGATAGCACATTCCATAGGATCTAGTATCGGCTTTACAAGCTTCCCAGAAGATAAAGAATAATCTATTTGCTTCTCTATAGTCTGGCGCCCCAATATCAATTTTTGACCATTGCAAGTACATGTAGTGAGTACCAGTAATGTAAGTAGGTAAACCGTTATTATAAAACCAAAACCCTTCATCTCTTCTTTTAAATTCTTCATCTATATAATCCCACCATTCTTCTCTAAAGTCTTGTGGATATTTCTCCCAATCAAATCTACTTTTAATTTTTTTTAATTGCTTTGGATATTCAAATTGCTCCCAGTATTGTTTTTCTCTTTCTTCATCTCGCTTATACGGGTTGTCAACTGCTGGTAAAGCAATGCGGAGATTTTGTATTTCAATGATTTGCCCAATTTTCCCAGTTTTACTTATACAAATAAAATCATATTCAGGGTTATATCCATAATCCCACTTCTTTAAACGATTTTGTTTTTTTAGAATTTTAGGATTTATAACGTCTTTAATTTCTTTCCAAAGAGTTTGTTGATACTTCATTTACTCCTCCCTTCTGGAAATCCTTTAAAACTTTTTTTAGGTTTTTCTTCTTTGGGTTTGTTGTTCAACAAATCCTCTTCTTCTTGAATTCTTTGAAGAATTTCAAAAGCATCAAATATAGCTAATTTCTTTGTTGCAGCTGCATTCTTTAGTCGGTCCGCAGACACATCTTCCCCTGTGTCCACAATTTCCTCCTTGGCAACTTTTATCAACTCCTTCACCGCCTCGTGTCCCGCTTGGATTATAAATCTCTTCGTTTCCTCTGTTTTCATGTTTAATAACAATGTCTTTTGATTTCATACAATATAATAGTTGATCATTTAAGATAAATTCAAATTCTCTATCAGGCTTAAAAGAAACTACATCTTCTTTATGTATTCCTTTTTCATTTAATAACCTATTGTCGTATTTTATTATTCCTTTTTGATCTTGGTCTTTTAATGGAGCTACGAAACATCTATCTAAAAAACTTTTCCATTCCTGTCCATTATGATATAAGTAAACTTGATCTATTCCAGCAAAGTACATTTCATCTTTAAAATATCCTCTACTATTTCTTTCTTTGCCTTTTACATCATACCATCTTCTAAATACATTATGGTGAAGGCAAACTATATCTCCAGCTTTTATATCACTTTCTAAAATTAATGGAGTAGAAATTACTTTTCCTAATTTACTTACAGATTTGAAGTTTTCAATATTAGTATTTATTATAACTTCTACTTCACCTATTTTTTTAGTATTTTGATATCGTTCACTTAAAGGAGTTACTAAAAAATCATATGTACTATTCACTATATTCTAAATCAAATTCTACTGCTATAGCCATATTATGATTAAACTTTTTCCAAGGTAATACTTCATTATTTTTAGTTATATAAATCATGTATTCTCCTTGTTCAGGTTCTAGTATATCACAAATAGTATGACCTCCATAAACCGACTGACCTACAGAGTAATGCATTGCTTCGTTTTTGTAATCTGATCCAATGCTGATTTTTCTAATTTTATTCAGCATTTTCTAAAACTTTTAAGTTTGGAGTTTTACCTTGTTTTAAGTTTTCTATATCTTCTTTAGATAACTTAGTAAATTCTCCGGTTTGCATATCTATATTTATAGCTCCGTATTCACTTTCTAATTCGTGCTTAGTGTTTTCAATTTGTTTATTTTTTTCAACTATCTCGTGTAATAAACTATGTTTTCTTGCTTCTAATAATCCTATTGAAGTTACTAAAGATTCTAATTCTTTTTGTTGAGTTTGAATAGTATTTAATTGTTCTTCTTTAATTTTCATTTTATTTTATTTTATTTTATTTATAAAGGACTAACAGTCCCATTTGTTATAAAGTCTATTCCGTTGTCTACATATCCACTAAAAGCAGGCGATGGTTCAAATTCGTAAACTACTCCACCATCTAGTATAGCAAACATAGGAACATCACCAGCATCTAAACCGTCTTTTACAGGAGTAGATCCATTATCTCCCCAAATTACTAAACTAAAAGGACCAGCTGTAATAGTTGATAATGCAACACACTGAAGATTGCCATCACCATTTAAATCATAAAACGCTCCTAATTCACCTCCAGCATAAGGAGTGTTTACCACTGCACTAGCATTAACTAAAACTGTCATATTAATACCAGTATTTGTAGGAGTTGTAAACTGATCAGGTGTAGGTTGAGGTGGTGGTGTAGGAGGTGTTCCTCCGCTTCCTTTCTGACCTGGTAAGTTAGATATTGCAGGTATAGTTGATTTATTACCTATTGTCATTAGAATAAAGCTAATATATCATCTAATGTTCCTGCTGATTGAGCCGTTACGCTTAACACAGATACAGGTAAGAAACTTCCTGCTTTAACACCTTTGTATTCTACTTCTGTTTCAGCTTCATTTATAACAGTAATATCCATATCAGCTCCTACATATAAAGCAGCGCCAGGACCAGGTGTTGTAAACGTTCCTGCATTTGGATGTGGAGCAACTAGCGTGTAAGTATAAGACGTTTTTTCATTCCAATATGATACAGTATTAAATGTAGATCTAGGTGCGACTATAGGATCTCCAAGTGCCCAAGCTCCACTAGCTGTTACAGTAGCAACTTCTAAAATGCAATCATTGTTTCCAGTTCCACCTACTAATCTTAATCTATCTCCTACAGTGTAATTTCTTCCACCATCACCACCTGCTAAATTAACACTAGTAACATCACCACCAGCGCCAACAGTTACTACGTTTACATTAGCTTCTCTTCCACCTTGGCTTACCGTTCTGTATACTACTCCTGCTGTATAATCTGTTCCTCCATTGATAATAGTAAAAGTAGCCGCTGGAGTGGGAGGGTATCCAGTTAAGTCTGCCAATGCTATAGCATCGTGTGCAAATACTCTTGGCTCTTTTAATGTTGTTCCTATTGTACTCATTTTTTATTTTTTGTTATAAATACTTTTTCAGCTCCTCTAGAACCAAAGTATGCTACATATACTGTAACTAGTAATGTTTGTAATAAATCTATCCAAGCAGCATTCATGTCAAATAGTAGATCGACCGAATCGAATACTATAAACAATGTCATACATACTGTTAAATAAATCAATGTTAATGGTCTTGTATTTTTACTTAACCATGAATCAGACTGCATATCATATTGCCATCTTTCTGAAACACTATTCATTTCAGCTATATCTTGGTCAATTAACTTAAGTGCTAATTCTTTATCTTTAGGAGTTATTTCATCATCTTGACTTATTAAGTTTTTAACAACTCCATAAACCCCGTTATTAGGTAATACATCACCTATTGAATCTAAAATTTTAGGCGCTTTTTCTTTTAGAAAAATTCCTACTTTAGTTTCTTTAAATTTTTTCTTTTTCTTTTTTTCTTTAGACATCACGAAAACATTCTTCTAATCTTGACTTTCAAAGGAACTCTAGCGTTTTTCCTAAGGTTACTGCTATAACTAGTATTAGATTTTCCTCTACTAGCTTTTCTAGCGTCTCTTTTTTGAGCATGTATGTCAGCCATTTGTGATCTATAATTTTGTCTAGAAGCTCTATTATATTGCCGCATTTGTTTATTTATAGATCTTCTATCTTTTGCACTAGGAGATCCAAACATTCCACTGCTGTAAAGTTGACCTGGACCACAAGTGCCTTCTTTTGTACAAGAAGCACTAAACTTAGTGCTATATAAAGACGGTGGGGCAAATTGCTTTTTTCTAGGTGGATCTTGTGTTTTTACTTTATCTTTATTTTTTCTTTTTCTCCAAGATTCAGTTTTTATTTCTTGTTCGTGAGTTTTTATAGGATCTGATGATATAGTAGTTTTAACTGTAGGTGTAATTTTAACAGCTGGTTTACTAGGAATTTTTTCTAAAGTAGGTTTGGTTTGAGTAGGCTTAGTTTGAGTAGGATTTTGTTGTTTATTCCATGTTATAGCTGCTTCTTTAAAACTATCAAAAGTTGGATATTTAGTTTTGTCTGCTTTTTCATAAGCGTCTTCATACGAAGGTTTATTTATAGGTTTTACGTAAGGCTTATCTGTAGCAGGAGTTTTTGTAACAGGAGTGTTTGTAGAGGGAGTTTTTTCAACAGTGGGTTTAAATGGTTCGTATTCATATGTTACATCAGTTTTTATACCACCACCACCAGTATAACCTTCTTTTTGTTTAACTGGACCTTCTATAGTCTTACTTCCACCTTTTTCTCCAGTTCTCGTATCTTTATACTTGGTTTTAGTTATGACGGTTCCGTCTTTTTTTACCCTTGTTTTAGTTTTAGATACAACATTAGGATTCTCGTCTTCTCCACCTCCATTACCATATGTACTGGTTATATCTTTTATATTATCTTCTGGATCTTTATTTCCTCTATAACCTTTTAAAATAGCCATAATTATTTATTTTTATTTCCTTGAAATAACTCAGTTATCCTATCTTGTACGTTGTCTATTTGCTGTGCTCTTTTTTTACATCCACAATCTTTTTTACCAACAGCTTTTGCTACTTTATTAGCAACATTGTGTACACCTAACTTTTCGTTTACTTCATAAATTCTAGTTCCTATTCCTTTTTTCATTTAATTTAATTTAAATTATGTTTATTTGAACGCGTCTAAAAACTTACAAGCCGCTAATCCAAAGCCCATACCTGCGTATAATGGATGTGATTCCATTAATAATACTAATCCAATTCCACCAGCTACCGCACAGTGGAATAAAGGTGATTTAACCATTGTTTTAATCTTTTCCATATTACGATATTTTACCTCTATTATAACTTTTCTTTTGTAACTCAGGATATTTCGATAGTACACACTTTCTAATTCCTTCTGGATTAGGTGCATTATGTGCTAGTTTAAGAGCAGACTTAGCTCTTTTTCTAGTGTTAACAGGATAACTACCTTCTGGTGCCCCACCTGCTGGTCCACAGAAATCTCCTTTTTTTACATTAGGATAATCTCCCACATTAGATCCACCTGGTTTAGTTCTTGCTTTTCTTTCTTTTTCAGTTAATTCAGCCATAGTTTTAGCTTTTAGGAGAGTGATTATGTTTTAAAATAGGATGACGATAATGTCTATCTCTCCTATGTTCAGCATCATAATGTGCATCTCTTTTTAAGGCGTGTGCATGATCAATATCATCTCCAGCCCAATCTCCATGACCGTGCTCCATATCCCATCTAGCGTCTGCACCTAGTTTTTTTTCATGAGAATAATCATCCATTGACGCTTCTTTATCCTCATATTTGTTCATTCTTTTTGCCATGTTATTAAATAAAACGACCTTCAGCATTAGGATCACCTAATCCTTCGATACCTCGATCAGTTACACTTAAACCACGACCACCCATATGTTTTAATACTTTACTCATGGCATGATGTCTATTACTTGCTCCATCATGTCTGTATGACATTCCTGCATCTGAACCATATTTGTGTCCATGATCTTTTTTCTCCATAGCTTCAGATTCATGTCTTCTATCAGCCATTGATTGTTTTTTGCTAGATTCTTTACCGTCTTTATTTCCAAGCGTTTCATCTAGTCTTGCATTGTATCCTTGTCCCATAATTAATTTTTTAAGGTGCTGGTTCTTCTACTCTTAGTTTAGCAACAGGTCCATCCATTTCGTATTCTACTGGTGCATCAGGTCCAGCTAAGTCTTCAGGAATAGATCCTTTTCTTTTTAATTCTCCATCTGGTTTTTCTAATCCCATCATTTTTTCTACAGTGTCAAGATCTTTTTTGTTACCTCTGATCTGAGCTCTGTTTTCCATTATAAATTTAAAGTTATACATGTGTTGTAGTGTTATAAGTTTTTGTATTCTTCTGTCGCATCAAATGATGGACATGCTTTTCGCGCAAAGTCCCTATGTGAATGTATAGTCGCATCTGGATACATCGCCTTTAATGTACGAAGCACACATAATAATGCTTCTTCTTGTTCAAACGTTCGCGTGTCGGCTGGAGTTTTTCCATCTGCTTCAACACCACCCGCGTAACATATGCCTATTGAATTTCTATTATATCCTTTACAATGGGCCCCCATTTTAGCAATGTCTCGACCTTTATGGATTTTTCCAAAAATATCTATATAAAAATGATAACCTATATCGGACCATCCACGACCTTCGACGTGCCATTTTCTTATTGTATCTACAGTAACATCTTGTCCTTCTCTAGTAGCAGAACAATGTACTATAAGTTTATTTATTTGTCTCATTATTTCCTTTCTTTAGTAAGTACCATTTATGCAACGTGTAACCTAAAGTGGCTCCTAATAATAATATCTTTAACGTTGGTTCTAACCAATCACAACAACTTGCCATAAACGCTCCCGTGTTTACTGCATACAGCTTTAAGCTATCAGCAACTTCCACTTTACTCTTTATTTGCTCTTAATACAACGTTCCCTTTGTATTCTATACCATCTATCTCAAGATCAGATATAATATTTTTATCTCTAGATTTCATTACTCTATGACCACTAGGACCTTTGTAATAGTTGTGATTACACATTTTTTTCTTACCTGCAGGTATTTGTTGTTTTCCGTAGCTTGGCATAATGTTGTTTTTAAATTATTTTATTTTGAGGAGTGTTATTTAAAAGAGTATTAGAAATAACTTGTCCTGTACTAGCATCTATTTCGTTTTGGGCTATAGCACCAGTTGTTTGGGCATCCATAGGTATTTCTCCTTGATTTAATGTGCTAGCTCCCGATATATCCATAAATCTGGGGTTCGTATTTCTAACATCTGTTGGTAAAAACGAATAAGGTTGTAATGTTCTTTGCATTTTATCTTGTTTTATCTTTGTTTACGTTAGTTATGGAAGTGGATAATACCTTATCACTATAACTAGTTCTTTTCATAATTGAATTAGATCTAGTTGTTTCAGGAATATCCTCTTCCCCTAACATTATCCGGTACATCCGAGAAATTAGTTGTTTACACTTGAAAGAAACTTTATATATATGATACTTCTGAGTGGTGCGGTTTCGTGCGCGCCATACCACTATCCATCCCTCCTTAAGTAATCTGTTCCAGCGTCTGTTGTCCCAACTATATGCGTGTGTACCGATTTTAAAATCTTGTTTCGTAAATAAATTAACTGCATCTAAATAAATTAACAACTCCAGATCTGCTTCTTTAAGATCACTTGTTTTTGCTGCCCATTTACGTATAATTCTATAATGTTTAAGTAAATTTAAGTCTTTAAGATCAGATGAGGTTAATTTTCTCATAATACTATAACTACATCTTTCTCTTGTATAACTATATATGTTGTATCATTTATTTCTAAATTAAACCCAGCGTGTCTGTCAAAATATATAACATCCCCACTTTTAACTACTTTCACCTCATCTCCGGATTGTTCAACTGTAGCTTTATGGTATCTAATATCTTCTCTTTGTTTTTCTCCTAAAAGTAAACCAGATATATTTTCTTTTACCTTTTCTTCTTCTAATTCTACAATTATGTTTTTACCTACTACTTTCATGCTCTTAAATTATTAATTACACAATCAGTAGATAATATAGTAGTAGCTACGGAAGCCGCATTTTTTAAAGCGCTTTTAGTAACAAGTAAAGGATCTATTATTCCGGACTTTACCATACTTACTTTTTTACCTGTAACCACATCCAATCCTTCTCCTTCGTTCATCATTGCGGGAATTTCGCTAATTCCTGCATTGTCTAATATAACGTTAAAAGGAGCACGTATAGCTTTTAGTAATACTTCTTCACCTGGAGAAACTGTTTCAACCATTAATTTTTCAGAAGCATTTATTAAAGCAATACCACCACCTGGTACTATTCCTTCTTTAATCGCGGCTTTTGTAGCACATATAGCATCTTCTACTCTATCTTTTTTTTCTTTTAATTCTACCTCAGAATTTGCCCCTACTTTTACTACAGCCACTTTAGCTAGTAATTGACTTAATCGTTTCTCGTATCTACTTCTAAGGTTTTCATTAGTAGTTTTATCTAAAAGCTTTTGGACTTTATCGGCTCTATTTATAACACCTTCTGGTAATTCTTCAACTTTTATTAACGTGTTATGAGCTGTACTAGTTGCTTGTAAACAAGATCCAAAATGTTCAGGTTGTATTAAATCTATATCATCACCTAAGTCTTCATTTATAACAGTAGCGCCCGTCATTAAAGCTAAATCTTCTAATACATCTGTTCTACTTAATCCGTGAATAGGAGCGTCAATTAAATTAACTTTTAATCTTCCTTTCATATTGTTCATGGCTAAAGCTTGTTTTACCACCATGTCAACATCGCCTATTATTAATAAAGGAGATTCATTTTTATTAATCTTAATAACATATTCCAATACACGCTCTAACCTTCGCATATTATCTATTTTATTACCTATTATTAAAACTAGTGGATTGTTTAGTTCACAAATACCTTTTTCTTTATCTGTAGTAAAGTATGGAGAACTATAACCTTTATTATATTCAAAGCCATCTATGATTTCTACTTCGGTAAATGGTTGCTCATTTGTATCCATGGTTACTATACCGGTCTTGTCTATGGCTATAAAAGCTTCACTAATTATTTTGCCAACAGCACTATCATTATTAGCTGATATAGTAGCAACCTGTTCTATTTTATTGTTGGTTACTTTTTTAGTAGTTTTTTCTAAATACTTAACTACTTTGTTTACTGCTGTATTAATACCTTCTTTTACTTCTCTAATATTTGATGGTGTTAGTACTTTATATGCTTCTTCTAATATAGCATGTGAAAGCACTGTTGCTGTTGTAGTTCCGTCACCCGCCTCTTTAACGGTTTTTCTTGCAGCTTCTTTAATTAACTTGGCACCTATATTTTCTACAGGGTCTAAAAGTATAATACTATTTGCTACGCTAACTCCATCTTTAGTAATATGAGGATTTCCATTGTTATCCTCTAATATTACACACTTACCGCTGGCCCCTAATGTAGAACCAACGGCTTGTGTTAATTTTTGAATTCCTTCAAATATTTTATTTTTAGCATCCTCTCCAAAGTTGAGGTGCTTTACTATTGTTTCGTTCATTTGATTTAATTAAATTAGATTGGTTGTTATTTAAATGTTTTAACTACTTTAGGTCCATTACTAAACTCTAACTTTTTTGTATAATGTTCCACTGATCCATCTATAGCAGCTTCTGCTCCTTCTATAGTTTCTCTTCTTGTAACATCCACCCAGAAATCTTCATCAGGATGTTTATATTCGGTTTGATAAAATCCATTTGGTAATTGAACTATTCTCCAATTTCCCTTTTGAGATACATGTTCCCAATAAGCAATGGTTTTTTCATCTGGTTGTGGTGTACTACTCCACGTTTGAGTACGGTATAAAAACGTCATGGTTTATGTTTTTAAGGTTATTAAATGGTTACTTTTTAGATTTCTGCTCTTGTTTTCTTTTTTCGCTTGCTTTCAATCTTTCAGTAACGTTTTGTTTTGCAGGTCTTTCCTTCATTGGTCTATTTTTAGTAGGATCACCTAGCTTTACCATTACAGGTTTAGGTTCTTCTTTTACTATTTCCTTCTCTGCTGGAGGATAAGGATTACGTTTTGTTTTTGTTGATACGATTAATCCATCCATTACCTCTAGTTTCCCGCTTTTTGTTTTAGTATCTTTTTCCATTTTAATTATTGAAAGTTAGTTTCTACTGTTCCATAAAGATTGGTGCCATCAGATACAAACGACACTATATCAGTTGCATTTGTACTTGTGGAAGCTGGAGCGACACCAGCAACCCATTTAAAGTTACCTGCTCCCCATGTTATATTCCAAGTATTTCCAGAAGGATTATTTATTATTAATTTATATTCTCCAGCACCTATGTTTAATGGAAAATCTATTTGAAAACTAAATAGTGGTCCAGGAGCTGCAGGATCTAAATTTATTATTTGAATATCTCCGTCATTAGCATTCCATGGAATTACACTAGGTGATGGTACCGCGTTGTACGTTGCTGTTCCTAATATAGTCTGTCCAAAGAATTCTGTTCTTTCAAAACCAAGGAAGCATTCGTTAACTCCACCAGCTCCATTGAAACCAGAGATTTGTAAATCACCATCTAATAATATATTACTAGGGCTTCCTAAAAGATTTTGTTGAGAGACTAAATTAATGTCTGGGCTTCCGTTAAACATTGCTTGCAACGTGTAGTCGGTTGTAATATAATGTCTAACTCCTAAACCAATTGAACCATTAATAGGTGCAGCTGCTGGAACGGGAGCTGTATTAAAGAATATGTTTTGATAACCAATTTTACCATCAGCACCTATACTTACATTTTCATTACCCCAAACAGCCCCATGGTTACCCATAACTACGTTATCATAACTAATATTACCTAGATTACCAACAATAGAATAATTACCTTGTTGATCATTGAAGCCACCATATTGTTGAGCACCGGTACCTATCATTGTTGAGTAAGTTTCACCAAACCCAAATGTTGTTGGTTGAAATATTTGACTTACTCCTATCATTATATATCTACCAGCCTCAGGGTCAAACGGTGTTACTACCGGTCCTTCTACTTGACTACCACCTATTAGCACATTTTCTGTTCCGTAAGCAATTCCACCAAAACCAATAACTACACTGTTGTCAGGATCTAGTCCTCCAAGTTGATTATATACAGCTTGAGCGCCACCACCTAAAACAGTAGCTCCAAGAGCAGAACCTGCGTCAGCTTCCTGTCCTATAATTACGTTAAAAGCTGGGGCTAATCCTGATACTGGGTTATTTATTAAACCACTTGTAGGAACCGTGGTACCAGAAGGACCACCATCTGCAGCTTCAAACCCTATTACTACATTTCCATAAGCTTGAGTTGCTGTAAAAGCAGCATTATGTCCTACAACAGTGTTAGTTTCACCACCATCTAAATCTTCTAAGCTTCTACCACCAACAGATACGTTAAATGAGCCAGAAAATTCTGTTCCTGTAACTGGTTCTAGTAAAGCTCCAGTATTTAAGGTCTGTGAAGCAAAACCAACAGCTACATTTTGGCCAAATTGACCTAATCCTGTAGGAACATAGCTAGATAGTCCAAAATTCTTCAATGCTGAGTTACCAATTGCTACATTTTCGTTGTTATCTCCAACAGTACTAACCGCTGTAATTGGAATAACTGCGTTATTATCGCCTCCTGGCACTGTAATTGTGTCTGCTATATTGTAACCAGACCCACCATTAACAATAGTTATGCCATCTACTTGATTTCCACCGTTAACAGTCCACTCAATCGTTAAATTTTCGCCCGATCCACTTGTATCGGTGACTAAAGTGGGACCGGTTGAGGCCGTATAGTTAGTTCCTGTGGGTAAACCAAGTAAATTAAGTGATGTAACCGCTCCAAAGAAAGCATTTAAACCAGAATTTATCAATGCATCGACACCTAAGGCAACTGAATCGGTGTCATATCTATGATTACTGGTTATCGCTCCATTAACCCCGCCACCAATATAAATGTTTCTTGTACCTTGGCTGTTGTTGTTAATTGGAATAAAGAAAGATGAGTCTTTTTGTGGTGTTCCACTAGCCACTGGGTTAGTACCAACCTGTATTTGGCTGGAATCAAACTTCATTACTGTATCCCAATCTAGTGGACTAGCACTTGCTTGTGGTAATCTTGTACCTAATGTCCATGTATGTAGTGCTTCTGTTACGTTATTCCATAAATTAGTGGTCCAGTTACCATCAAACCAAAGATCTCTCGAGGCAATATTACCATCAAGTCCTTGATCTTCCATGTTTACAGTGTATTGTTTAGCTACAGGATCATAAGTAGTGGTAAAAGTAATAGAACCTCCTGCCGATGTGAAGTTTAACGTTGAGTTAACTTCATCTGGAACCACACTTGGATATAATGCAGCTGGTACACCTGCAGAACTAAATGTGAACTTCTGCCAAGCCTTGTCAGCGAATACTGTTCCTCCGTTTACAAACGCAGCTAAATCACCAAGCGTTGTAATCCTTGTTGCATTCTCCTTGTCTGACTTAGAAATGACAATGGTATCTTGCGCTTCTAAAGAACTATCAACTGGATATGTATATATTATAGCCATTATTTAGTTTTTTTTCTTTTTATTTTTTCTCAATAAACTTCCTTTTTTAGGCGTGTTTACTCCAATTACGTTACCATCTTCTAGATCTACATCACTCAAAACGTTAGATCCACTCATAAAATAATCTGAACCACCTTCTAACGCATGACTTTCTCCAGGTTTAATTTCTACTTTTGGAGGAATAGGATTTTTTTCTTTAAATTTCTTTAATTTATCTTTATCACCTTCTGCTTTTAGTTTTTGAAGCTTTTTATATTTTCTGCTTTCTGTGTACTTGCCATATTCTTCTGCAGCTTTTTTAAGGGTTTGTTGCTGAGTTGCTCTATCACTAGTACCAGTAAACTCTTTTGCTAATTCTGTATTAACCACATTTTTAGGTTCTATCCTTGCTTCTGAAGTTTTAAGTGGAACAACGGGTTTTATATTAGCTTTTGGAATACCACCTTTGGCTTCAACTGTAAATTCTGGCAACGTATAGTTAGCCATTGGTTGAGGATTTTTAATCTTGCTATGTAACATCTCATGCATGTTATCTAAGTCTCTTCTTCTTGTTGCCATTTGTATTGTTTTACTTTTAATTTCTTTTGTACTTGTACATAGTTTAGTAACTCACAGGTTTTTTTTAATATTTACATTACTCATCTGTGACAATAGGTACCTACTCCTATACTCTAGGCCTACTGTCATATATTAAATATATTAGATATATAGAACTATGGGGCTGCCCCCTCCCCCCTCCATTTTTTTTTTGAGAGAAAAACGATTTCCCTTCGACCGGGCCCCTTCGATCCTACGATTTCAACCTCAACGTTTCGGCCTTTCCCCCACCCCCTCCCCCACCTTTAGCCTTTCCCTACTACAAGACTACTACGACTAGATCCAGATCATATCTATGTTA